ACCGAAGTATCGGATGCAAGTGATACCAAACAAGAAGAAGCCCAAGCGGAAAGCGAAACATCGGAAGATGATTCAAAACTAAGTCGTGAAGAAAAGTCTTTTAAGAAACGTTACGGTGATCTTCGTCGTCACATGGCTGACAAAGAGAAAGATTGGAACGAACGTTTTGAAAAACTAGAAAACTCTAGTACTAATATTATACCACCTAAGTCTGATGAAGACATTGAACAGTGGGCTTCACAATATCCTGATGTAGCTGGTATAGTAGAAACTATCGCTGCTAAGAAAGCCCAAGAATTATTTAGTAAAGCTGATTCTCGTTTGCAAAAACTTGATGAGTTACAAAATGAAGCTGTACGTAAAACAGCAGAAGCAACTATTGTTGAGTCACACTCAGACTTTATAAAAATTCGTGAGTCTGATGAGTTCCATAACTGGGCTGATGAACAACCTAAGTGGGTTCAAGATGCTGTCTATGAGAATGCTGATGATCCTCACTCTGTAGTTAGAGTCCTTGATCTATACAAGGCCGACAAGGGATTAACCAAACAAGCTAAGAAAGCTGGCACAAGGGCCGCAGCTTCTATGGTTAGTAAAACTTCAAAGATTAATGTAGATACTGAAGACTCTAACGGACAAATCCGTGAGTCCGATGTTGCAAGAATGTCTACTCAAGAATTTGAAGATAATATGGATGCAATTAATAAGGCTATGAAGTCTCAAAAATTCATCTATGATGTTTCTGGAAATGCACGATAACTGTTGACATCTGCATAAACAGAAGTATAACTAAGGACAGATTACAATGAGCCTCCTTTGGGACTACCTCGTATTCTGTTTTCCTAAAAACTGAAAAACAAATAAGAACTACCTGAAGAAGTACAGGCCCAAGTTTTTATCGGTTGGCCGACTGATATTAACTTGCACCCTAGAAAAACTTTCAGCCTCTTACTAATGTCGTTTAGTTTAATGAGTCGAGGTGCACAGCAACTCACTCTCAATTGAGATGTGTATCTCATTTCTTAAAGCCAAACACTTAACAGGAGGATTTATTCCATGGCTTTTACAACCGCAACGGGTTATGGCAACTTACCAAATGGTAATTTCAGCCCCGTAATTTATTCTAAAAAAGTACAACTTGCTTTCCGCAAAGCAACTGTAGTTGGTGATATTACTAACTCAGATTATTTTGGGGAAATTGCATCACAGGGCGATACAGTAAAAATTATCAAAGAGCCTGAGATCAGCGTATCAGCTTATGCACGTGGTACACAAGTTACAGCACAAGATTTAGAGGATGCCGATTTTTCTCTAACCATTGATAAAGCTAACTACTTTGCTTTTAAAATGGATGATATTGAAGAGGCACACAGCCACGTCAATTTCATGGATCTTGCAACCAACCGTGCTGCATATCGCCTAGCTGACCAACATGACCAAGAAGTTCTTGGGTACATGTCTGGTTATGCACAGTCTTCTTTACACAGCAAAGCTGATGCCCTTAACACAACTGTTAATGGTACTAAAGCTTTAGACACTGCTGGCTCTAATGAGTTGCTATCTTCTATGCAGCTTCATAAAGATGACTTTGGTAACGTAACAACTGCTTCTGCAGGCACTCACTCAATTCCTGTGACTGCACGTATGCCTGGTGCTACCTCTCTACCAACTGCTACTGTTTCTCCTGCAATGATTGTTGCTCGTATGAAACGTGTACTTGACCAACAACAAGTTGACTCACAAGGTCGTTATTTGATTGTTGATCCAGTATTCATGGAAATCCTTGCTGATGAAGATTCTCGCTTCATGAACGCTGATTTCGGTGAATCAGGTGGGTTGCGTAATGGTTTGACCATTAACAACTTTCATGGCTTCCGTGTGTATTCCTCGTCTAACCTGCCTGCTTTGGGCACTGGACCAGGTACATCAGGTACAGCTAACCAGTTGACTAACTTCGGTGTTATTGTAGCTGGTCATGACTCTGCTGTAGCAACTGCTGAGCAAATCAACAAAACTGAAACATATCGTGACCCTGACAGCTTTGCTGACATTGTTCGTGGTATGCATCTATACGGTAGGAAGATTCTTCGCCCTGAAGCAATCGTAACTGCTCGTTATAACGCAGCTTAAGGGAGATATAAACTATGGCTACTTTTGACATGACTTCCGTTGATACCGCTGGTGTTGGAGCAAACGTTCTTGCTGTTCCAACAGTAGTCGGTAATACGGTACGTACTATTGAAGCAATACTAGATATTGATGCAATGGTAACTGCTGGTTACTCTGGCACAGATGGGGACATTTTTCAACTCTTAGAGATCCCTTCTGAATCAGTGATGCTTGCTGGTGGAGCAGAAATCATGAAGTCCTTTACAGGTTCTTGTACTTGTAATATTGACTTTGCTGGTGGAGATGACATTATTGACGGTGCTGCTTTGGATGCTGCTGCTGGTACATACCTTGTAAAAGGTAGTTCTGGTGAAGCTAACATTGTAAACACTGGTGCTGCATCTACTTATGCTGCTGCTGCATTAGCTCTTGTCGGTGCTGCAGATACCATTGATGTAGTTATCGCTGGTGCTGCACCTGCAACTGGACGCTTACGTGTCTATGCAGTAATTGCAGATATTTCTGCTGCTCACAATGAGGCTGCTGCAGCTTCACGTGACTTGCTGTAATACTACAATAAACTTTGGGGCTGGCATTACGCTGGCCCCATTGCTGCATCTTAAGGAAAAATAATGGCATATGATTATCTAGGTTTAGTTAATGATGTAAATAGGAGGCTCAACGAAGTTGAACTTACTACTACTAATTTTACCTCTGCAGTTGGTGAGTATGCTATGGTTAGGGATTCTATTAATGTAGCTATACGTTATATTAATCAACATGAATTTGCCTATCCCTTTAATCACTCTACAAGTTCTACTGTACTAGTACCTGGAGTAACACGTTATTCAATACCTACAGATGCTAAATACGTTGACTATAATACAGCTAGATTAAAAAAAGATTCTACAATTAATTTTAATGGGTTGAGTTTAAATACTCTTTCTTATAACGAATATATAGATAATCAATATATAAATCAAGAAGATGAAGTAAAGTCTACAACCATTGATGCAGCCAGTGGACTATCGGCTTCAGTCACGACAATATCAGTTACATCCTCAACAGGCTTTACCTCAACAGGAACTTTGTTTGTAGGTGGAGAACAAATAACATATACTGGTGTATCAGGTAATGATTTTACAGGGTGCACAAGAGGTGCAAACAGCACAACTGCTGCTACTATTGCTGATGATGTGGTTGTAACACAATTTACAGCGATTGGATCACCTAGATTTATTATTCGTACATTAGATAATAATTATTTATTATATCCTTTTCCAGACAAGCAATATGAGTTATCCTTTGATTATTTTACATTGCCTACAGATCTATCTGCTGCTACAGATGTACCTAGTTTACCCATACAGTTTAGATATATTATAGTAGAGGGTGCAATGTATACTGCATACATGTTTAGGGGAGAGACACAAGAAGCTAATCTTATGAAGAATAACTTTGAGGGAGGCATTAAACAAATGCGTAGTCTCTATATTAATAAGTATGAATACATACGTTCTACTGTTACTTCAGGTAGTAGTACTGGCGCATTCGCTTCACAAAGCAGAGTAATCTAGTATATGCCTACTAACAGACAAACATTCCCTGTAGAGTTTAAGGGTGGCTTAATTACAAACCTAAGCCCTCTTCAACAAGGTATTAACCTGCCTGGTTCTGCTACAACTTTAAAAAACTTTGAGCCTTCTATTACAGGTGGTTACAAACGAATATTAGGTTATAGTAAGTTTGACCCTTTTGTTATACCACCCTACGGTTCTCCTGTTGTATTTGGTGCAAGTCAGACTGGTACAACTCTTATTATTGCTGGTACTCATACTACACCTACTGCAGGTGATACACTTACTATTGCAGGTGTTTCAGGTACATATACAGTAGGTAGTCCTGCATTTGATGCGACGAATAATAGAACAACTCTAACACTAACTACTTCATTAGCCTCTAGTCCTGACAATGCAGCTGCTGTTACATTTGTTTCTTATACAGGAACCTACAGGACATTAGGAGTAGAAGTCTTTAATGACAGTGTATTGGTTGCTCTTAACTCTGATCTATATAAGACTACAGGTTCTGGATATACTAAGATAAATGTACCTTCCTATGGTACAGTACTTGTAAATGGTGCAAGTCAATCTGGTGCAACACTAGCAGTTGATGCTCTTACTGCAGCGCCGAAGGTTGGTGATGTATTTAAAATAGCTGGTGTAGATAAAGTATACACAGTTACTACTAGTGCTACTGTTTCATCTGGCGGTTCTACTTTAGCAATAAACCCTAACTTAGCTTCTTCTCCTGCAGATAATGCTGCAGTTACTTTTATTAGTTTAAGTAGAGAGGGTGCTTTAAGGACAAGATTTGTTGAGTACAACTTTACAGGCACTGGAAAGATTGCTATAGTTGACGGAGTGAATGCACCTGCATTGTATGATAGTAGTACTTTTACAGCACTAGTAGGTGCGCCTACTGATGTTATAAGTGCAACTAATGTAATTGCCTTTAAGAAACATTTGTTCTTTGCAAACTTAGATTTATTAACTTTTACTGCACCTTCTTTGGACACAAACTTTGAAGCTGGTGATGGTGCTGGTAATATTCGTATCGGTGACAATATTACTGGGCTGTCTGTATTTAGAGAACAACTTATAATTTTTACAGAAAAAACTATCTTTAAACTATCAGGAACATCTTTAAGTAACTTTGTATTAGAACCTATTACTTTAGACATTGGTTGTATTGACGGTGATACTATTCAAGAAATTGGTGGCGACATTATGTTCTTGACTGAGGATGGTTTAAGACTTTTATCTGCTACGGATCGAATAGGAGACTTTGGATTAGGAGTTGTATCTAAGACTATCCAGGATGTTATGACTAAGTTTATTGCTTCTGCTAGTCTTTTTTCTAGTGTGGTTGTAAGGTCAAAGTCTCAGTACAGGGTGTTTGCTTTTAACCCTAATATTATTGGTGCTGCAGCTAAAGGTATTATTGGTACACAGTTTTCACCTCAAGGTGGTCAAGATATGTCTTGGTCTGAAATCAGAGGTATGGAAGTCTTTGCTGCTTCTAGTAAAGTTGTAGATGCTGCTGAAGTAATTGTATTTTCTTCTGATACTGGTCATCTGTTTAAAATGGAAGATGGAAATAGCTTTGATGGTTCTAATATTGTATCTGAATATCTTTCGCCTTTCTTACCTCTACAAGACCCTAGAACTAGAAAAGCAATATACAAGGTTTATCTCTATACTGATCCAATAGGCTCAGTTAATTTTGACTTTAGTTTAAAGTTTGACTATGACGAATTAAACTCTGTTCAACCCGAATCAATATCTTTTACTAATGCTACTTCTGCTATTTCTTTTTACGGAGATAATAACTTTGCAACCTACGCCACTACAGCCTCAGGGTCTAGTGGTGCAACGTCAGTAACAGTAGCATCAAATACAAATATGGTTGTAGGTGACGGTATAGTTGGTACAGGTATACCATCAAGTACAACTGTTACAGATATAAGCGGAACAACTATTACAATAAGTGCTGCTTTAACTGAAACAATTAGTAGTGTAAGAGTTACGTCTAGTGGCTCTGTCTTTGGCGGTAAAGTACAGAATATATTTAGTACTCAAACAGTAGGTACAGGTTTTACAACAGCGATATCTTTTAAGAGCACAAGTCAAGATCCCCCTTTCTCTTTGGACACCGCTATGTTAGAATACTCCACAAAATCAAGAAGGTAATATTATGGGCACTGGTTACACAAGAAATGATACCACAAACAACATTGCTGACGGTAACGTTATTAATGCTGCAGACCTTGATGGTGAGTTTGACGCAATTGAAACTGCTCTTGGTACAGGAGGTCACACACATGATGGCACTGCTGCTGAAGGTGGTCCTGTTACTGTTCTTGGCCCAGCGCAAGACTTTGTTGTAAGTGCTTCTATCGTATCTCCTAAGACTGATAATACGTTAGACCTTGGTACTTCTACACTAGAGTTTAAAGACTTGTACTTAGACGGTACAGCACACATAGACACATTAGATGTAGATGAGAATGCTGTTATTGTAGGCGACTTAGCTGTAGGTGGTGATCTTACTGTTACAGGTACTACAACATTTAATGGTGGTACAATTACTCTTGGTGATGCTGCAACTGATAACGTTGTGTTTGCTGCTGATGTAGACTCAAGTATTATTCCAGACGATGATGATACCTATGACCTTGGTTCAGCTACTCAAGAGTGGCGTAACTTATTTATTGATGGCACAGCAAACATTGACACTGCCTCTATAGATAACATATCTGATGATACACTTGTAGCTACAAATAAAAAGATACAGTTCCGTGATACAGCTATTTCTGTAAGCTCAAGTGCTGATGCTACACTAGACATTGCTTCTGATGGAGCTATAAACCTTACTGCAGGAACAGATGTTGTTATCCCTGCTAATATAGGTATTACTTTTGGTACTGGTGAGAAAATAGAAGGTGATAACACTGACTTAACAATAACCTCTGGTGCAGATATTAACCTTACGGCTACAGCAGACGTTAACATACCATCAGGGGTAGGAATAACTTTTGGTAACGATGGTGAGAAGATAGAGGGTGACGGTACTGACCTTGCAATCAACTCTTCTGGCGATGTAAACATTACCGCTACAACTGTTGACCTTAATGGTAACTTAGAAGTCTCAGGTACTCTCACACAGACAGGCATTGCTACATTTACTGATGATATTATTATTGGTGACGGTAAGACTATTGGTTCTGCATCAGATGTGGATGCAATAGCTATAGGTGCAGACGGAGATGTTACACTAACTCAAGACTTAGAATTGCAACATGATGGCGCAACAATATCTTTTGGAGCTAGTGATGAGATAACTGTTACTCACGTAGCTGACAGGGGCTTAACTATTACTAATACAAATACAGGTGATGATAAACCTATTGTATTACAGCTTAAGTCTGAAGAAGACATTATGCAAGCAAATGAGCTTATAGCTTCTATTGAGTTTGCTGCAGGTGACTCTGATGGTACTGATGGTGCTACTATAGCTGCTGGTATTCATGCTATTGCTGAAGATGACTTTAGTGGTACTGTTAATACAACTAAACTTGTATTTACTACAGGTGCGTCTGAGACTGCTGCATTTGGTGCTACTGCTAAGATGACACTTAGTTCAGCAGGACTACTTACTATTGCAGATGACTTTATAATTAAAGATGGTGGTACTATTGGCTCTGCATCAGATGTAGACGCCATGACCATAGCTTCCAACGGGCAAGTAACTCTTAC